CCAGTCGGCGTCTCTGAATATGTGGTTGTGTTGGTATATAAAATATTAGAACCATCATAGACAGCATCAGAAGTCAGTTGGGTAAATTCATATAGCTTATATTCCTCTCCCGGTGTCGCCGCTGTAGTTGACACTGTTACTGTGCCTCGTGCGGACACTGGTCCTCTCGGTTCATAGCCCATCTGTCTGGCATTTCTGTTGACGGCTTCATATACGTCTGCTGTTTCTATATGTACGTTCTGAGCTACCTTGTTTATTAGATAAGTGTTTAGTTCTCCAATATATGCCAACAGTTCCATCAAAATTGTTATGTTTGCTCCTTCGTAATTGTAGTCAGCAAATGTTGTTGTATCTTGTAACTGTGTTTTGAGTCTTTCTATAATTGTTGCGAAATCTAAACTCAAATAATCTGGTATAAGTGTTGCCATATTTTATTTCCTTTATTGTGTGAACAATATAAATTCGACACTTTGTTCCCTTTCTATGGGTTTTATGGTGAAATTTAGTTGTACTTTGTATTGTGCTTCATCGTAGTCCGGCATAATATCAATACCATCAACCTGTATACGATCATCCCAGTTTCTAATAGCTTCTAATAAACCCTGACCTAACTGTTTTGCTGTGGTTTTGTCCATCGGTTCAAACAGTAGACCCCACAAATCTTGAGCAAACTCGGGCAACATTCTCCGAGAACCTTGTAGTGTTGATACTATGTTAGTCAAACTGTTAATAACAGCATCAACATCAACGTCCTTGGTTACATCACCATCAGAGGCTTTTGTTAGTTCCATGTCGATGTCGCTGTACATGAATTTTCTTGCCATAAAATTTCTCCATCTGTATTATTTATTTTAAAAATAGTTAGCCGGGCTAACATCTTGTGGTAAAATAATATTTAGATTGGCCCGGGCTTCATCTTTTAATGATTCAACCTTTGCATCTAAACCTTTTAAATTTGATAGAACATCTGCATCTACGGTTAAGCTGAATGTGTCTATGAAATCATCGAGATCAAATGTCGCATCAGCACCTAATCCAAGATAAGACAATACATCTGATACACGATCACTGAAATCAGATACCAGACTTGTACAGTCTCCTATCTCACTATCTGCAAGACATCCTAATTTACCATCAATTTCAGCTAACAGGGCCGTCAGCCCGGCACCACCAAGTGCCGCGGTTACTCCCTGTAATGGTGTTAATAAATCAAATTCGGCCAATGAAGCCAAAGATGTGAAATCAGTAAGACGATCATTTACACTCGCATCTACCTTTGATGAAAATACTCGCGCCTCATTAAATATACTGTCTAAACATGAACCTGCAAAATTCTTAACCCGTGTCATTGCTGTTAATCCTGCACCAACATCATCAACGGTTGCTCCAGCAATGCCTGCGGCCAGTGCTTCTGACGAAGACGGTGGGTCAGCAAAATCACCGAGCGCATCTTTCAATACATCAGTCGCCTGGCTTTTTAACAAAACACCTTGTTGTTCAAATGCGTGTATCTTCTTATCGAGTTCACGGCGTAAATTCTCACAAGGGTCTATTGAAGGTATTTCTGGCATATTAACTCCTTACTCTGCGTATGTCTTTGTAGCAGAGGATGTAATGGTTGCGCCACATGTTGTTGTTGCATTATCAAGAGCTATCAACGCTCCCTCTGCATATGTTTTAATTGAAATCGGACCATTTATTGTCTGGGCTCCGTGAATGGCACAAGCATATGCATCACCATTTAAAACTACTAATGATCCTTCTGCGTATGTTTTCGTGGCAGATGACGTAACTACTCCGCCGTGACTTCCTGTATCACCGTCTAATAATAGTAATGGCATTTTTACCTCTTATGGTTTATTCAAATGAACAATATTTCCATTTATTATTATATCACTGGCACTTGTCATTCCAGTGGCAGCAAATGTCATCGTCACAGCGCCTGTGACCAAAGCAATCGTTGTACCTGTGATTGTCACCGCTGTACCTGTAATACCAAAGGTCGATGATGAAGTCATCGCAACGGCTCCCGTGATCACTTCGGTTTTTGTACCACCGACTGTTAATTGTACAGCTCCGGTCACTCCGACTGTCTGTGCACCGCCGATGTTTACCGTTTGATTACCGACAACATCTACCAGATGGTTACTGGACATTTCATCTATTTTATCACCACCAGTAATATGTCCTTGTATACCATCTACCGTCACATGTCTGTCTATTTTGGCATATATCTTCTCACTACCTTTAGTTATATTATATCGTGTCCCGTTATTTTTGATAACCAAGTTTCCATCGTTATCACATTCAATGAATGTATTACTTGGATGGTAGATATTAAATCGTTTACTACGCGGCGTTGAGTCAAACTCCATCACTATACCACCGTGAGTTGCCAACACCAAGTTGTTGGGGTATACCGTTCCGTATGGTGACACTGGTTCGTCCCAGTTGCCACCGCCGGCCTGTGCCACACCTGTGTCTCTGTTACTGTTTTTCGTAGTGACTGATGTCTGTGCTGATATGCCTCTTGCTAATCTATGCATATCAGGCTCACCTAATCTATGTGTTGTCGGGTACACACCATCAGGATCATTGAATCCCTTTGCTCTATCAGGCACCGTTGATGTGACACCAGGCAGAGAAGCGAAATATCTTGGTTGAAATAAATTCCCGTTTTCAAAAAAGATCATTACATGTGAGCCTTGTACTGGCACACCAAACATACCGAAACCAGATACGCCGCCTTCCATTATAGGCAAACAGGGCTCAGACCACGGCAGTTCATTAGTCGGTATTCCCTCGATTTCTGTTTTGACTTTCAGAGCTGTATGAATACCAAATATTCTTGCCCTTACACGACCCCGTAGTTCTGGGTCTTTATTATCCTCAACAACACCCCGATAGAACCCAGTGAGATTTTCAGTATTTGTATTTCGCTCTCTATATGTTTCTATCAATATCCACCTCTATTTTTTTACAAGACGGCTCTCACGTTTTGTTGGAAGTTCTGAAATATTTTGCCGATCTTTGGGTATATTTATTAATTTTTCCGATTCAGCGGCCTGATAACCATTTTTTAATAATACAAGTCTCTGCATATAGTTTATATTACCTTGACCTTGACCAAATGTATGTGTCACGCTTTTTATAACAAATTTACCATTAAATTGTTTATGATATACTGGCGCTGAAAGTTCGTTTCTCGTAATGCTGGGCCATTTTACTTCAATTTGTTGCCCTGCAAACCTTTTTTCATGTCCTGGTAATACGAAGTTAAATATCATTTGTGTATTGTATGATTTTGCCCACTCGTCATATATGACCATTTTCAAATCGTCTTCTGTTTGTTCACCTGTCAATCTCTGATATGAATTATTATCGGATATATCAGGTAAAAGACTTTTCGTGCCGACTGTGGTTGTATTTATCACACCAGTTCCATATGTGTATGGTATTTCAATCAATTTCTTTGTGCCTGTATTAACAGCACGCCACTTACCACCTCTTGCCGGTTTCATAGTGGACTTATCAACGCCTTGTGCCCACCATTCCCATATTTTGTTATTATCTTTAACATCGGTCTTTGTGTTTTCAAAAATATATGGTATAGCGTCTATCTTATTATTAGAACTGAACAGCCAGTTCAACGTTCTGATGTTGGCCTTAAACCCCTCATCTGTATTGTTGTAACTCAAATATCCGCTTGAGGCGGTTTTAGCGCTCTTGGCTCGTCTTAATAAAAATCGTGTACACTCTGTTACTGTCCAATAAGGTAGGGCGATTGGATCGTTATGAAAATTAGTACAAGCCTCTATGTTCAAGTCCGTGTCTTTGAAACCTACCATATTTTTATAAAGATATTTAACTGCCGCAGTGTACTTAGTTTCTGCAGGGAAAGAATAACTTATAGCTCTTGCGTGCATGGCATAATATGATTCATCTACAAATATGATCTCTAATATTACATCATCAGTCGGAGCAGTGGTACTTGTTTGAACTATCTTTTTGATTTGCCAAATATAGAAATTTACCTCTCTATTATCGTCAACTCCGTATGTCAATGTAATTCGTTCATCACCTGTCAGTGGGCCATTTTCCAACAGACCCATTGTATCAGTAAATACTATTTTACCTGTTATACATGATTCAAATATATCTTCAACAAAATAACATTCTTGAATATACTGTGACGGTATAATACCTACGGCTTTTCTATCAACAACAATCTTTACTGATAGTTGACCTGTAAGTGGATTTTTCCGGCCGTCATCAAAACTTTGTGGTGTTGCCATATTTTTCCTTTACATCATTGGTGTGAAACCTAATACTTTTTCAAGATCAAATGGTCGTTCACCGTGTTCATCACTCCATTTGGCCGGCAATAAGTAATATTGTTTCGGATTGAACATAACTTCGACAATTTTCGTTAAAGCAATTTTTAAATTCTTGTCTGTATATTTATCAAATCCTTCTTTGAAATATGCCCAATCCGTTGTGTCTTCTAATTCATCTAATACTTCTTTAAGTTCTTCTGATGTCTCGTCTCTATGACCCCAGTGTTTCAAAGCGCCTGGTAAAGCATCATATAGATCAGCAATGTCCGGACTATATATAAATTTATATCTGTTTACGGGCATGAATATATATACGTTCTCCATATTTGAATTAGCATAATACTCTGCTGTGTATTTCCTCGGGTGTGCCATGACACCATTTCTTCCCGGCCAACCGAACTTCTTTATAAATTCACCATTCAACCAATCGTGTGTTACCTTTGGTGTGTCTTTAGGTATTCTGCTCCTGATTCTAACCTTCTTGGGTTTCCACCACTGTTGATATGATTTAACGCCTCGATAGAAAACTCTTCCAGTCGATTGATATATTCTTAGAATTTGACTACATTCTTTTTTCACCTTTTCATAAAATTGATCAGTGTCAGGCGCTTTTGCCTCTGTTAAATATTTGTTTAATCTCATGACCGGGTCCAGGTACTAAGATATGATGGATCGTTTATAAATCTTTCATCTAAAACTTTGCCCATAACCTGTCTAAATGTTTCACCGGAATGTACAGCTAATAAGAAATATTTTTGTGTGTTGAACATTATTTCATTTCCTGATGATATGCCTTTTGACAATTCATTTTGTCGGTATGTGCTGAAATATTCTCCTTCTAACATCTCTGCCAGTCGTTTGTCTAAATCCATAATTACATTTAGATGTTCCCGATCTCTTGAATTTCTAATACTGTTTGGCATTGATAATGTTAAATCTTGAATGGCAGGACTCCAACAAAATTTGTACCCATTTTTTGGGAAGAATATGAAAACCTTACCATCACCGTAACCACTTGCTGTGCTCCATGACGATGTAGTTGATACGCCGTTTCTGACTTTCCAACCAAATCGTTTTTCAAATTCATCATTCAGCCAGTCATGTACATGTGGTTCTGTATCTCGTGGAATACGTTCACCTCTCATTGTTTTGACAACCAGATGGGCGTTTGGTCTATAACCTTTGAGTCCTCGTAATAGGACACCATGTTCTTTCTTGTATTCAGTTATAATCTTACTACATTCTTTTTTTAACTGATCAGCCGTATCATCATCTGAGATGTCATTGATTGTATATTGTTGACCCGATACCTCTATTAAATATGTGTTTAGTCTCAAAACCACCTCGCTAATCTGTCCCAAGTATTCTGATAGGCGTCAATATAATAATATGATTTACATTGAAACCATATTTCATAACCATTTTTCCAAGCTTCATTGATTCCCTTATTTGTGGTGAACGCCCTGTCAGGGTCAAATTCATTCATCGCCTCAAATGGTCGTAGATCACCTCGTGCCCAATATTTTAAATATGTTTCCATCACATCAGCAGCCCACCATAAAGAATCTTCATTGAAGTCAGGTGATTTTACATAGGTATAATCAAACTTACCTGTTGGGAAAATAAAGAACGGTGAACCAAAATATCCAGCAGTGCCGTTATCACTGGTACATGATATTGATTTACTTCTATCAGCGTGGCCGTTCTCTCTTAGCCATTTGTTTAATAGATCAAAGAACATGACACCATCTATTTTAGTATTCGACCTGTTTGACAGACCCATTCTATCTTGTCTTACATGTGTCAACCCGTATGTTCGAATAAATCCGGGGTCCGGATATTTCAAAGAGGACTTCACCTTTGCTATACCTCTCATGAACGGGGTTTTATTACTTATTGTTTTGAGATATGGTTTACAGTCATTCTTGATTAACTTAATGACTTCTTTGATTCCTTCATCCGATTTCTCAGACTCATTAACGTACTTGTTTAGTCTCATTTTCTGCTGACCTTTTTAATCGTTTTTTTAACATGTCTATTAACAACATAATTTGCCAGTCATTTAGACCAGTTGTAAGATGTTTCACATATTCTAATAATACTGACAATTATAACTCCCTGATCTCATCAATGTCTTTAAATAGTGTAAAGACATAATCCGGTTTTAATATTTTTAAGTTCTGACCTTCCTCAATATCTTCAAATGGGTTGAATACGTCATTGAACAATGCTATGACCCACCATAGATACGGTGTGCCATAAAGTTCAGATGATATCATATCCCACCAAGGATCATTATCGGTTTGGTATGTCTGAAAGTATGAATAGTTTGCCTGTTGATCAATGTTGACCCGGAGCGATTTAAATATGTTTAGATATTTTGTCGTTCTATCTGGTGCTAACAGTATGTTGAATAATCTCAACAATGATGTTTGTTTTAATTTAGTGCCTGTTGCTTGATAGAACGTTTCGTTTACTTTAGTTGATTGTGCCATTTATATCTCCAAATCCTTTATATAATCTGCCCGATATAGTATAGACGGTGCATCTGTCCATACCTCTCTCATGTCACTTGCCGAAGGCAAATTATCACCAGCTTTTACTACTTTGAAATTATTTTTGTCAGGTGCAAATTGTTCTTCAAGAAACTTTCTGAAATCATCGCCGGGTTTGAATCCTTTTCCACGGTCTGGATGAGAAAACATTGGTGGTATCTCAACGGCCTCAACGGCTGACACAGGGTTCTTTCGATAAAAATTGCTGATTGCGTCAAAAACCTGATAAGCTGTCTTTACATTCCGGTCAGCACCAGCTACCGTCCTCGGCATACTTGCTTCCATTGGTTGAATCAGTTTCGACAACATAGTGATCATTCCGTTCACTCGATCAGGTGCAAATTCTTCAAATGAATCCCAAAAGTCATTCTCCGGGCAGACACCTATTCTATATCCGTCATAAGGTAGAACAACATACAGTCTTCCATAACCACCCGCCACCAGTGTATTATTAGCACATATAAGAGACTTATCTCTCCGAGGATATTTCTTCCATAAGGGAGAATTAGATATGATTTGTGTATACCAGTTTGATGTATTTGCTGATTTTCTTGCAAACTTTCTTGGCTCTATGAACATTGCTTCTTCAGTACTAAATGAATCAGACACACCACGATATATAATGTTACCATCTCTGGTAGCTTTCCAAGCCTTTGAACATTTGGTGCCTATCATCTCCCGGGCTTTATCACCGGACATAGGTACGCCTCTGCCTTCTGTCAAGAATTGTTTCAGTCTCATTTTATTTTCCTGTCTAATTGTTTTTTAAGACCTGCGCCTGAATTTGACATCATACCCCATTTGATATCTCTATATTTTATTTTAAAACCTTCATCGAAGTTGAGTGTTTTGACAAGATGCCTAAACATCATTTCACCAAGTCCTTTACCTCTGGCGCCCTTCTCAACCTCAACCCAATCGATATGTACTTCATTGTCAATGGTCGTGTATTCTATTCTACCTAACATCTGTTTGCCATCGCCGATACCTAATGCCCATTTGTTTTCGTCCTGACCAATAACATCAATATGCATATTGACCAATTCATATCCATTTACCTTGACTTTGCCCATAGATTCCTTCACAATGCTGTCACCATATAAGCCACTGTACGGTGTCTTCTCACCTTTGTTCCTTTTTATGTATTTGTCAATATGTCTCTTTGTTTTCTGGAAGTATGTCAAATTAGTTGGTTTCTTCACAACTCGGCCTAACCCACCGGATTCATCATCATCCGTGTCAGCAGACATTGTGTATTCTTTCTTATTTCCAAATGAATCAGTGTCCGTGAATATGTCATTGCCTAATGGTCTGAGTTCTTTTGGAACTGGTACAGGTGGCTTGTTAGTCATATGAGCGAAAAGCCTGCTGGCTATGTCTTTTAACTCTGGTGCTTTACTTGTCTTTTTCAATGAATCATGATATACATCTTTTGACTCTTGACCAGACGCGGCTCCGAAAATGTCCCATTTCCAGTCACCTAAGTCCGGCACCCATTTTTTATTAAAACTTGTCAGTCTATTGTAGTAATCAACCTTTTTATATTTGTCACCAATTAGTATATTACCAGTTGGAAAGTCATCGTCACCGGCAATGAAGTCAGGTCCAAAATAGAATGTTGATTCTTTTAAATATTTTTCGTATGATTTCATTTACTTACCATATCCCCAGCCTTTTTTTAGTACTCCTTCGTCTTCAAGTCCATCGAACCACATTGTATAGTGCAGAGCATAGTAGTATTTGCATTGAACCATTATTTCGACCTCTGCTTTAAGTCCGTTTGATAGATTTGTTTTGACATATGATTCTAATGCAGTCGGCCATTGATTTTGTTCAAAATATTCCTGTTCAGTCGCTGGATCGTTCACACTTGGTGTCATACCGAAAAGATCAGTGACTTTCTTTGACCAGATATATTTATAATTGCCTATTGGCCATATCATATACAATGGTCCATATGATTCTGCTAAATCTTCACTACCTGAGATAAACAAACCCTCAGATCGAGCAGCCCAGCCGAATTTCTTTTTGAAATCTTTATTAAACATTTCATGAAATTCAGTTGGTGTGTCAAATGGCATCCGGTCTGTTCGCACTGTTACTTTCATCCATTGTGGTTTACCCATCATACCTCTGAACGCAGGTATACCACCAGACTCCTTGATCCATTTACTACAATCTTTTTTCAGTATGGTAATTATTTCTTCTTCGCTTGGTAATACTGCTTCGTTTATAAAATTCCTTAGTCTCAAAATTCACCTTTCATAAAATCTTTATATTGATCTGGGTGTGTATAATATGTGTCTCTGCCATATTTGAAAGCACCATCATAATCACCATCATCACCAAGTGACCATCTAACATTTCTTGATACATTAAAACTAACAGCATAGTAATCTTTACAACCCACCATTATCTCGTTTTTTGAGCTGATAGCTTTTTTAAACTCATTAGGTGATTTACCATTGATGTAGTGTTTTTTAATAAAATCATCAAGTTCTTTTTCCTGCCCTGTTGGTATTCTAAACTTTGAATGACCAGAAACAACGGCGTATAAATCTCTAATATCATTTGAATAGATGAATCTGAATTTACCACGAGGGAATATCATATGTGGTTCACCATATGATGAAGCAATATCTAACTCACCTGTCACAAAAATAGCCTGTGATCGTGGTTTCCAACCATATACTCTTTCAAACGAATCATTTATTTCATCATGGTCTGATTGAAGTGTATCAGCCGGACGTCTGGTCATTCTTACTGATTTCTTCACTATCAATTCACCAGATGTATACATGCCTCGCCATATTGGATTGTCTTTAACAGCATTGAGATATGGTTTACAATCTGCCTTGATCCTGTCACGCCATTTGGGCCATTGTTCAGCAACATCTCGCTGTAATTTCATATCTGCTGTTTCCAGTGATTCCCTCAACCTGACCTTTATCACTCTTTGAATCAATAGTTTAAATGCACGCCAGTCTTCACGTTCAACGATTTTCTGCATCACTTTGAGATCGGTATCCGTGGCTATTTTGTGAAATTGTACCATTTCTTCAAAACCAATATTACCGATATAAGATGCTTCATCAATAAAGTTTTCTAATCTCATGCCTTTTTCCTTAAAAGAGTATTAGTCTGCGGGCTAAACCGGCTCCCAACCAAACTATACATACGAGTCTGTGCGTGATCATAAAATCCCATCTCTTTAGCAAAATAGATAGGAGGCATGTCTTCTATATTCTCAAACATACCGTGATTGAAGGTCTTGGGTGAACAGCCCATGTAATAATATTTTTTACTCTGAATCCAAAATTCATATTTTCGTTCATAAGCCTCATTGAATTTGGTGTTAGTAAATATTGCCTTTTCTGGGTCAAAC